CCCTTTATTATCGGGCGGTTCACTTGGAAGCGTTGCATCCGCTATGATGGGTGGCGGCGGTTATGGTGGAGGTGCAACCTTTGACGGAACTATGGGAACAGGTGAAGGTCTAACTGAAGAAAAAAAACCAAGCTATAACAGATTTCGCAGAAAAATATAACATCAATCCTAATGCATTGGCTGGTATTTTAAATGTAGAATCCAATTTTGATACATCTATCAAAGGCGGCGCTGGAGGCAATTATAGTGGTATTTTCCAATTACAATCGGAACAAATAGCGGGATTAACTGAAAGCGTTTTTGGCGATGCACTTACTCCAGAAGAATATAGAAATCTTTCATTCGAAGATCAATTAAAAGTCTACGAACAGTATATGTTAAACGCTGTTGGTGACGAAGGAGAAATGAAGGATTTCTTTACAGGAGATGCAGAACAAGACACCTCCAGACTATGGGCGCTTCAACTGGCCCCTGGAAACGCTAAAAATATTGACTACAACAACCCTAATGCTTTAATTTCTGACACTAGACAAGCAGGGGTGATCTCAGCTCCAGGGGGCGGGGTCACTGTTGGTTCGGCGGTGGGCTCGCTCTCGATGGGTGGTCTACTAGAAACAGAAAATCCCATGTTAACACCCCTTTCTTTAAACTGGATTGGCGAAGAATTACCAGAAGGTATAACCGAGGGGTTAAATCAAACAACTCTGAGCGACCCTATTTCGGGTGAATCATTCTCTGTTGAGTTTGAAGTTGAAAACGATGGGGATAAATTTATAACTACAGGACCAGTCACTTTAACGGAAGATACCGATCTAGAAGGTGTATCAGGCGGTGCTGGCGATGCAGTTGAAGTTTCTGCTGAAATGGCGCAAGATTTGGCGGGGCAAATAGGGGCGACGATAGAGTCATCTGACCTAGAAGCACCAGTTGATCTAGAAGAGCAAGTCATTTCTGATTCTAATACTCTAATGCCTGAAGTATCACCGCCATCTATTGATCTGGAAGCCGAACCTACTGTTGTCGATGATGCGTCGACTGCTGAGAGAAATACTGAGTCTCAAGCGCAACCGTCACAAACAGCTGCAGCTGATTATAGTGAAAGTAAAACAACTCCGACATCTTTAACCAGTAAATGGCAAGAAAGAGTTTCAGGTTATTACGAATAAAAAAAAGGAGCCGAAGCTCCCTTTCCTTAACGATTCGCCAAACTCTTAAAGAAGTCGATAGTATCATCATCTTCATCGTCATCTTCAGCATGAACAGGCGCAGCTGAAGCTTTATGACGAGGGGATGGAGTCTCATCAACATCCTCAATAGTAATTTCTTGGTTGTCAGCAGATCCAACATAACGATCGTCTTCGGCAAGAGCTCGATTAAGCTTTTTCTTAAGATCGTCATAACTCTTAAATTCTTTAGGATCAAGAAAGGCTTTAAGGGAATGCTCTTGTTTCCAAACAGTTTCGAGTTGTTCATCATCTTCAAACAGAGGTGAAGGTTTATCGAACTCTGATTTATCGTAGTTACGATATCCTTCAACGTTACGGATCTTCAGTTTAAAATTGGCACCCGCCCAAAAATCGAATGGGTTAACCGCTTCATCATCAGGATATTGAGGATTCATAGCATCGTTAAGTTTATCAAAGATTTTCTTGCCATACTTAAACAAGAACACTTTGCCTTCATTTGAAGGATTACCAGGATCGTTAACGATATAGATGTTAGAATAGAAGCTCAAACGGCGCTTTTGCTTACGAGCAATTTCTTTGTTCGCTTCAATACCACTATTCCAAAGCTTGGAGTTATGCTCGGAAACTGGATCGGTTTGGCCAATAGTGGTTAGAGATTTCTCGATATACCAACCCCCTGGACCTTGGAAACCATGGTCAAACACGCGAATGAAGGGTACATCTTCGTCGCCAGGTGAAGGGAGGAATCGAATTACTGCGTAGCCGTTGCCAGCCTTATCAACAGTAGGTTGCCAGAAACGATCGTCTTTACTAGAGCTTTCGTTGCCAGCCGCGCTTTGTAGTTTCTTGGTAAGTTCTTCAAGAGAGTTTTTACCAGACTTAGACTTTAGTTTTGAAAAATCCATTATATTTCTCCGTATGTTTTATATTGCGTTGTATGAGTATTGAGCTTTTGCTCGCAACATTATTTAGTATAACTGATTTACGAAAAATAGTCAATTGTTATTTTTCTCAGCTTTTCTTCGTCAAACTTCACAAATGGTGTATATTTCTGTATCTTAGTTTTTACGCCTTCATAAACTATATCATATTCAAGTTTAGAATCCCAGTATTTTTTCGCGCCTGTTAGTTGCAAAAGTATACAAAGGGTTTCTAGGGTTACATATCCTCCAAGGTAAAGCCTCAAAAGATATGGATGCGGATGATCATTTAAGACCTTGAAGTTGGCATCAAAGGTTGGCGCCAGCTGCTCTGATATTTCTTTCTTATATAGGTAAGACAAAGATTGTTGTTTCTTATACCAATCTTTGTATATCTTTTCTGCTTCTTCGCTGTAAGCTAATTCTTTGATCCAAGTTTTAGGATTATGAGCTAGATTAGCAACTAGAAATCCGTGAACATTTTCGTGTTTTGCCAGTTTATGGAAAAATATCTTATCTTTACGTTTTTCAAACGAAGATAGATTGGTTCTTACTTTACCGTTATATTTAAAGTAATCATACGAGTCTTTAGTGAAATGGTTCTTCAGAGAAAGGTATTCTTTAAAGCACTCATAAGCAGTCATTTCTACACCGGAAGTCTAGCACCACGTTTAAGAATATTAAGGTCTTCAGCTTCTGCTTGAATCTTAGACTTCATCGTTGCATCTCTTTTAATCCAATATGCAGCCGTTTCAATTTCTAAGTTATTCTTTTCGCACCACATGACTACAGCATCAATACGCTCGATATTCTTATCACGACAAAGTTCTTCTATTTCGCTGACAAATTTATTTTTATCGGAAGGCAAATCTTGTCTCCATTTTTTCTCAGCGGCGCTTTTTAATAACAAATTACTGACGCCCTAAGTTGTATACTTTTTCTACGTGCTCAAAAACTTCTTTAAAGTTATGTAGAATAATTTTTGCGTCAGTCCAGTTATCTTGATCATCTCGACCAGAATAAGTTAGGATAAAACCATTATCGGCAAATTCAATATTTACTGATTCGACTTCTTTAGTTACATTTTGCATTTTTCGAGCCATGATAGACCTCATTTAAATTTATGGTAGGAGTGCTTGGATTTGAACCAAGTCGAGAACGCTAATCTGGCGCTGAAAGGTTTATAAGACCTCCCTGTGTACCAACACCCACTCCCTTAATTGGCGGTCCCTGTAGGACTCGAACCTACGACCTAGTGCTTAGAAGGCACTTGCTCTATCCAGCTGAGCTAAGGGACCGTAAAAATAGTATAACGTTGTTTAGGGGCTAAGTCAACCCCTAAACAACTGATTTATATTAGAAGCTAAGAGTGCCGCCAACTACCAAATCACCGAACTTCAAATCCGAGTCAGTCGAAGTTTCAGCGTACAATTCGAAGTTCTTGTTGATCTCATATGTTGCTTCAAAATCAAGTCCAACAAATTCGACGTCAGCCAAATCGAAGTCTGTTGACATTTCGAAATCAAAAGCGCCAGTGGTGTAACCCAAAGCTGGAGTCGCAGTCAAAGCAACATCACCGCCAGAAGTTACATTGTATTCTGCATTGAATTCTGCGCCAGCAGAAAAGCCATTACCTAGATCAACAGCCATTGCAGAAACAGCAGTCATCACCAAAATGGTAGTTGCAAGTAGAATCTTTTTCATAGTATTTCCTTATTTGTTTAAACATGTTTAAGTGGGCCTGTTCTGTTTCTAGGTAGTGCCCATACCCACAGTACTTACGCCGCTAGAGCAAAAGACTTAGGTGCGAAATTTTCATTTGCATTTAGTATGTTTGACCAATAACGCAGTCATCCGGTAAACTCCACTCTATCTTCACACCTGTCGATCCTAATTTCGACCCCAGCAAAGATACATCAACATGTTGTTCGGCTATGCCGTTGTTCATAAGTGATGCATCTATGGTGGAGTCGTCGGGTACCGCCCCCGAGTCCAGAATGTGTCCATGTTGCTTCAACATTTACAAGTCTATTTATAACGCATTTACTCGTTAAAGTCAACCATTATTTTAGAATATATCCCCATGGTGTCCAAAGACCTTCGTCGTTTGGAACATCAGTAAAATTGTAGGTCTTTGCAAAGATGACTTTGTCGCAGATATAAAGTTCACCATCAACACCCATCATCAGATAATCACCAGGTTTACCTTGCTTATAATCACCTTCAAGCGTATTAACACGGAACTCTTCATTAATTTGTTTTGCATGAACAGTGATAGGTCGTTTCATGCAAGGTCTTAAACCATCAACGGATTCATAAGTTTCAAAAGTTTTCATATTATCCCTTATCATATCGGCGAAGTTTTTCTTCGTGAGACTTAATTCTCTTAGTGTATTCATCCGGAACTTCACCGATACCTACAGTACGATCCCATTGACGCTGAGTGTAACCTAGATCGACTTCGTTTTCATTGTCATCTAAGTCTTTTTCAAGTTTCTTGTTATCCCATTTAGCCATTAAATATTCCCTTCCTTGTAAAAGATATTCACATCAATCTTTATTGCAGGTATATATGCTTTCTACAAGGAAGGCTTACTGTTAAAAACAACTACAAGAACAACTATAGCCTATTTAGATAGTGTAGTCAAGCTTTTTCTAAACAATCTTCAATAAAATTGTATTTTCGTTGATTCGATTAGCCAGTGGCGTTTCGGAACCAATGCCTTCTTCTTCCGTGAGTTTGCGAAGAACAATCTTACCGCCATTAAGAACTCTTTCGACGAAATACTCGGCTTTACGACCAGTTCGTTTTGTTACGGAGTTAGCTTCGTCGTAGTTTATAATACTTGTACCCTTTACTTGAAGACCACCACGGTCGGCCGCTCTAAAAACAGTAAGCGTTTTGTATTTCGTATTGAAAGTCCAAAGCTCAGAAGCACCAATAATCTTCTCGGGATTAATAGAGGCGATCTTAAACTCTTTATCTTCTTTCTGAAATTTTAAACCTTTGATCTTCTTATCGATAGAAATAGTGCGGGGTTTACGGGGGGCACGAAGTTTCTTTGTAACATCACCGTATTTCTGAGCATCCTCAACAATCATGTTAAAGAACACAATGTCTTGAGCGATTTGAGATTTAGTTTGACGACGATAACCTTCTTTAAGATCAGGGTCGTTACCTTCATAAGCATCAAGAAGTTCGTTCAACCAACCTTGATAAGCCTTGACAATTGCGGAACTATAAGTGGCTGGGATCTGTTTACCCTTGAGCCACTCATAAAGTGAAAAGTCACGCATAGATTCGCGATTATCAACAATGTGTTCAATGTCAGCGATAATCTCGCTGGCCTTTTCTTTAATGCGGTCTTGAATAGAAACCACTTCACCTTTCTTCTCTTGTTCCTTCGCAGGTTCAATATGAGAGAATGCGTTCTTAAGACGACCTTCGATAAATACTATATCTTTTTCTTTTAGAGAATATCCACGCTCGACCATACGACAAAGCCAAGCAGCCGTAAGAGGAACAAACGAATCTGGAACTCGTTTAAGAAGTTTGATATCCTCTAATCGATCTTGCTGTTTAAGGTAACTATTGAAAAACTCACGGGCTTCCTTAATGTCCGACATTGCGTTATACCAATTCAAAGATGTGATATATTCAACGTTTGTTATATCCCCTTTATGAGAAGGTTCAGTTCCCATATATTTCAAGTTAACAACGTAAGCTTCGTTTTTAGTTACACGAGCCTTTTTCTGTTTACGTTGAATTAGTGAAGGACGGTTGGCCATGTTTTATCCTTTTGAGAAAGAAAGCGGCAATTAAGCCGCTTCCGCCATTTCTACTGCAAGCTCAAGAGCCTTAGTCTTTAGAGTTTTGTTAGAACCATACCAAGCAGACTGCAAACGAGTGTCCGCGGAACGACCGACAATATGGTCTGTCATAAAGGTAACAGCGTTAAATGGTTGCCACCAGCTACCTTCAGCGTATTCAGCGCCAGGTTGAGAGTCAAGAACACTTAATGCAACCTGAGCATTCTTTGAAACTTCTTTAGACGCAGCAGCGCCAGTAACAGGAAATACACGCTTGAAATATTCCATAACATCTTCGTTCTTAGCGCGACGAGAACCAAGGAACTCAGCCATTTCTTTATACTTCTGGAGTTTATCAGTAGCAACACCAAGAGCGGTCTTAGCCAGTTGAGCGTCAAACACTCGGCGGTGTGACATCTTAACCATACGCTCGACCTTAGAGTTCAGCGAAAGCGTAAGGGTGTTATTACAAACAACGCGAATTGGAGTGAAGCGAAGGTCGGTAGAGAAACCGTATTTGTGGAAGTTAGTGAAGAGCAGATACGAGTCAATACGGTCACCACCGAATAGTTCAAAAGACTCTTTAATCTTGGCAAGACCCCAAACAATCTGACCGTCTTTCAACGAACCAGCAGTATGCATTTCCATATCACCAGCCATTACAAACTCGTGAAAGAAGTCAAATGCTTCTTCGTTCTGCACAGGGTTCCAATCATCAGAAACGATGTCAAGAATCTTATTATCACGATCGCGAACAAGGGCTGAGCGATTAATCAACTGAGGCTCATCACCAACGATAGCGTAAGCAGGGGATTTTTCAACAGTCCAGTCTAGTTTTGCAGCTTTAAGCATTTGCTCTGGAGTAAGATCGGGGAGAACCTTAACACCAAG